AAAATATTCTTGAATGTCACCGCCACCGCCACCGCCACCGCCACCGCCACCGCTGTTTACATGCTTTATCGTCATGAGTTCACATGGTGTCACTATTGAATCTTTCACTTTCATGAAAAGGCGTTTCCATGTTTCGAGATCTTCATCGCTGTAATTATCGTTTTTTGATGCAATGACCGCAAGAAACTCATCCACAACAAAAAATAAACGTAATATTTCAGGGTATGAATCCTCTTCAAAGAAATTACGGTAAAATACAAGATTCGTATAGGTTGACGCCATGTAATGATACGGCATGATATTATGTCTCAGTATTGTTTTACAACATTCATATCCACTTCGTTTATCTGAAATGTAAAAAGCGGAAATTGAATTATTATACTCGATAATATCATTATATTTATCAGTGGAAAGGAATAATTTATTCTGTGGATATTTATTATAATTTTTATACTTATGATAGAGCGCATTCACCATAACATGATTTCCGTCAGCTCGAAGATTTTCCATTAATGTCGCGATACCTTCAATACGTTCTTCATCATATTCCATCGTAGCACAATAATATTTCATCGACCGATATTTATCACCTTTCTTATCATAAAGGTTTCCAAGACATAATGCGCTATAATATTTCTCTTGACTCCAGTTGTTTTGCGAGAGAACACGAAGATACCACTCGATCGCTTTGTCGATATAAGCAGGTCCAGCATCCATCCAACTTTGTGCGCAGTAGAATGCGTATCTATCGGCAAGCGCACGACCCCCACCGATGCCAACGCTATCGCAGTCAACGCCGTGAATGGCGTCATGAAACCCGCGCTCCAATACCTCCGCATCCTTAATATATTTATTGGGGTCCTGATTACGGCTTCCTACACGCCCAGACTCTACATAATAATTTCCTTGAATCGCAAATGAGCTCTCTTCTTTATCTACGCATGTGATGTATTCATGAAGCACACCTATGTAACGCCATCGTTTTCTATTATTTACGATCAACGTTCGCATGTAGACGAACGACTCGCCTAATTTAAGTTGATACGCGTCATGTGTTAGAACTCGAGGCAATCGAAAATCACCATGTATTGTATCGTCCGCGTCGAATATAAAGAGATAATCGGTTTTATTAAACGCCATCTGTAACGCTAGTGTGCGATTGAACCCGAAATTGCGCCATTCAACCTGCTCGATATATCCGGGTATGTTTTTTTTCTCGAAAAAATCGCGAATAAGTTCCATCGTATTATCAGTAGAACCTGTGTCTGAAATATAATAGGCATCAAAATCGATATAACTACATAAATTTTCTAACGTTTTTTTGATGATATGTGATTCGTTTTTTACGATCATATTCAGACATATTGTATAAGATTTAGACGGTTTCCTATCATATACTTCTGTGATTTTCATATGATTGATAAGATTATATGAATTATATCTTATGTTTTTAGGTCCATTTTTATTTTACATTCATATAATAATCGTATAATATGTCATTTACGCGTTTTCATGACGACCCGGATCGTATCAAAAAACAACTTCAACAGTCGACCGATGTAGGGCGTTATCGATTGAATGTTCCAGGACCTGGTGATAAACCGCTTTATTATGAAGATCCATATGTTCGAGCGCAATTTTGGGCAGGCAATATTATGACCAATTCCGTCGATGTTGAAGCGGAGTTATTCGGTCTATCGCGTCGTTTGAACCGCGATTCAGTCGAGAATTATCATCATGATGAACAGGCATCGGTTGCTACTCGCACGAATGAAATGATACGATGTCCTACACGCGGTGGTAGTTCGGTAGAACAGTCGCGTGCAACTCATCCCGCGTGGATGTTGCGTGACATCGAACAAGACAATTGGAAAATGCTTCACTTCGATCCTCAGGAAAATGTGTTTATGCCTTTCTTTAACAATCTGAATACACGTATTATTGAAAGAGATCGTTTTGTTTCACAGACAACTGTTCCTGGTATTTCTGATGACACATATTTCGCGGTTCATCCATCAAATCGTAATCCTGCGCTAGAAGGGATGGTTGGAGGACGACGCGATAATGAACGCGGTTTAGGCGAAGGATTCGGCGGTGCTGGTGTTGAGGGTGTCGGAGATATCCGTCAGTTTAGCGGAACGAACGCGTTGTTTTCATAATCGTGGTTAGATCTATTCTCTAATATTATATGTATTAGAATATTATATGTATTAGAATAATATATATAATAATACCAGTAACATAAAAATAATAAAATGGCCGAAATAGCGTTGATATTAGGAAGTCTTGGAGCAGCTTATATCGCATCGAACCGGAAATCACCCACAGTAGTGCACGAAGGTTACCGTAATCCAAACGCGAATAATGCCAGATATTTGCCGAACATGAGTATTCCTGTTACGAATTATCCGGTGGTTCGCCCAAATACTGGAACAAACGTGAATGAATATAAGAATCCGAATACACACACCGATCGATATTACGCGAATAATGTTGATTATGATAAGATGTCTGCTGGTGTTGCTGGTGGTGTTGGAGGTGTAGGCATACTTCGCGGAATCGCAGAACGCGGCCGAGATAATTCAAAGGATAAGAAGGACGTTATACCGATAGCAGGTTCAACTTCTAGAACAAGCGTCGTTGGAGAAGGTTTAGACACGCAGTTCGGAGATAATTATAGCAAAGATGGGTTTATGTCACTCACTGGAGCCCAAATCGATCCTATGGCGTTCACGCATAACAATATGGAGCCGTATTATGGCGCGAAAATACGCGGATTGACGACCGGTGCGAATATGCATGAGAACGTCCTTGATAATAAAGTTGGAGGCGGTTCGCAATATGTAAGCAAGACTGAACAGGCACCGCTTTTCCGCCCTCAGGAAAACATGCATCACCCGAATGGTATGCCGAATCAGAATGATTTCTATCAGTCACGTGTCCTTCCTAGTATGAAGATCGCGAATGTGAAACCGTGGGAGGAGGTGCGTGTTGGACCTGGATTGGATCAAGGATATAGCGCACAAGGGACGCTTGGATTTAATTCAGGAATGGAAGCACGAGAGAAATGGATTGATCGCGGTGTAGATGAATTACGCGTGAAAACGAACCCGAAGCTTACATATTCTCTCGAAGGTCACCAAGGACCTGCCGGACATTATGTCCAAAATGCGCCTACCACGGAGACTTTAGGGCGCATGGAGAAGCATTTGCCCGACACATTTTTTATCAATACACCAGACCGTTGGTTCACTACAACCGGTGCTGAAAAAGGTGAAACACAGCGTGCGATCGAGATGGACCGAGAGAGTAATCGTCAGACGACGACTACAGAATATTTCGGTGCGACAGCTCCAGCAGATGGTGGAAGCGCGATGTATGCTCCTAAGAATTTCGAAGATACGCGCCGTCAGACCTATGACGGTAAGCCGATGATAAATCCATATGCTGCGGAGAGAAATACTGCTACAGAGGCCGATTTCGGTCGTATGAGCTATAAGTTTACGCATAATAATCGAACAACGGTTCGTCCAAATGAGATGGGCGGTATTCATGGCGCGCTTAAGGCTGTTGTTGCGCCGTTGTTGGATGTCCTCAAGCCTTCTCGTAAGGAAAATGTGGTCGGAAATGCGCGAATGTATGAGAATGCACGTATGCCGGTTCCTGCTGCGGTGACCGCGACATTCAATCCGGCCGATCGCGCGCCTACTACCATCAAGGAGACGACGGTGGGATTGGTTGGGTTTGACCACTTGAATGTGGAACGCCAAGCCGCGGCAGGTTATTTAATCTCTCAGAATACGCCGGTGGATACCGAACGCGCGACTACTAGCACTGATTATTTAGGAGGCGCGGGAGGGACCGCGACACGTATGGGAAATGGTCTATACAACGCCGCGTATAATCAGCGCAATAATGTGAATAAAACATACAAAAATATCACGAATCACGGTTCGATGTCTCTCTTCAACTCGAATACGAATGTTGAGATTGACCGTTTGGACGCCGACCGTGTGAATAATCGTGCGATGGTGATGACGAACGCCCCTTCATCTATTCCAAGTATCGATATTTATGGAAAGATGACGATGCCGCAAAGTTACGATGAAGGTAAGTTGAACGAGAGAATTCAGCCGGATATCTTGAACGCATTTAGACAGAACCCATATACACATAGTCTTCAGACGTACTGATTCATTCATTCATTCATTCATTCATTCATTCTAGTCGCCTATCCTATAGATAATTTTATAACATTATTATAGTTATAATATTATAATTACTATATCAAATGAACATCCGTGAATTATTTCAAGACAAAACCACGGTGATATTCGTTCTCATTTTAGTAATAATGTTGAGCGTTTGGGTCTCACGCACATATCGAAATGGCGGGTTTAGTCGCTGGATTGCGCCGTCGGAGGGATACGGCACGGGGGTGATTGAAGGAATGACCGTCCTTACACCACCAGCGTCGCTCATGACATTATCGCATGATGTGAATGTCCCTTCATCTGCCAGCGCTACCGAAGGAAAAGTCATTCTTAATCGGTGTGAATTTGTTCAGAATAGTGTAATGAAATATCGCTTCATCTTCAAAACAACCGCAGGAACCAACTTAAAGGGTGGTCAAAATCCGGCCAAAACGATTAAGATAACGATACCGAATATTTATGCCAGCAATACTACAGCGACCGGCATGAGCTTGACGATGAAACTGAATAGTAGTAATGCGCCGGTGATTGAAACGATTACAGCTCCATCAGCCGGCCTTAGTGTCGCAACCGTAGGAACAAATTGTGAAATAACATATACCCCACAGCAAACCGCCGCTGATGTTGGACCCGCAACCTATGAACTAGAAATTAACGGTGTAAAAACACCGACAACAGCACCCGCAGCGCCAACAAATAATCAATATATTACATTAGAAAATTCCGCAGAACCTTCCGGTTCTCAGACTTTGGTTGCCGTAAATTTATATTCAACTGACTCAGCGAAGATTGTTAAAATATTCAGCAGTAAGACGTATGACTTGGATACAAACTATCAGGTGTGTCGTAGAATAACAACTACCCCGTTGGCAAAATTAGTTGAGAGAGACGATTCGAACACCGAAACACCAACTGGTAGTCAGACCGTCTTTAAGTTGGATTTTGCGTTGACGAATCCATTAAGTGTGGGTGACATGATGATGATACAAATTCCGAATTTACTGCGATTAGATGGCGTGAATCTTGAGATAAAACTTTTACAGGGTTCGAGTTCGTTTGCTTATCAAAATTTGATGTTTACGACCGCGACACCATCCTTTGCGTCATTCATATTGAGTGGAAATAATCCTGTTGTGGCAAATACAACCGCTACTTTATTCGTATACGGTCTCCGAACTCCAGACACAGCGGTTCAGTCGTCTTCCACCGGAATTAAAATACGCACATTTTTGTCAAGCACAATAAGCCCTGCTGGTGCTGTATATAATTTTAGTAGCGTTAACTTTTTAGATGAGGGAGAATACACATTTCCAGCTATCCAAAGAAGGGCGGCGACAGCGGTTAGCACCGGCACACCTACAAGCTCCGGAACCGCGAGTGATGGAACAACCTACGTAACTAGCGCAGCATCATCTATTTTGATTTCCGATGTGAAACGCCAGATGAACTGGGCGATCGAAGCACAGAAGGAGTATGAAAGTGCGTATCGTGCGCTTCGTGCTGCCACCACTACAACTGCGAAAACGGACGCACAGCTCAAATATGACGTCGCAATCGCCCGCCGTAACCGCCTGATCGCGAGCCATCCCGACTCATGGTATGATGGTGCCAATTGGCGATATGGCGATGATGGTCATGTGCGTAAATGTGCTGAACCGTCCACATTATCAAGTAACGAAGGCAATTGCCAGAATATTTTTCGCTTGGACGCAAGCGGCAACGTCGTCAAATCCGCCGACGGAAATAATATTTTGCTCATGCGTAAATGCCCGTGGAAGTGTAACAATCCTGGACAGACTGGTTCGGACGCATGCCGCATCGACGCAGATTGCCTGAAGGTGATTCGTTGGGCGACTTATTTACCAGATGGAACCCAGATCGAGAAGAATCTGCTTGCGAGCACACGCACACAATACGATGATATTGCGAGAGAAACAAGCGCGTCATCACTTGACGAAGACGATATATACCGTCGTGGAATTACTCGTAATTTCGGTGGTTATGGTCGTCCAATCCGCGGTCCTACCGGACAAGCACAAGCACAAGCACGATCACAAGGACAACAACGCTCTGGATTGTTTGGCTCGATTCGCGATGCTGCTGGAAATATCATTCGCACAGTAGGTAACTGGATCGACCCGAATGACCCCGCGAGCAACCAACGCACCGATCGTCGTAATGCGTATTACTATGAAGATGGAACGCCCGCTGCAACCGCGTATCTCGGTATGTATAATGGGCAAGGATATGATGAAGAGTCACCATTTTACGCAGCATCAAAACCGACGAATTATTACTATACTACTAATTATTATTACACGGACGGCGAGGCAGGTGGTATTAGCAATGCTAACGACGGCAAAAGCAACATGCCAGGAACATTATCGAACGTAAAACCGTATGAACAAGTGATTAATTTTTGAGAGAATCGCCATTCACCTGTGAAATGGAATTAAACATTATTAATTCATTATTACAACCCATCGTTGTAATCATGACAGAAAATCCGGAATTACAAGACATCCATAAAAATATTCATAACAAGCTCGACGTTTTTATTAAGAACCGCAAAATCCCGAATATCATATTTTATGGCACACATGGGTCTGGTAAAACATTTATACTAAATCGGTTTATTAACATGATATACGGTGGTGATAAAATCGCAATAAAAAACTATGTAATGAGAGCGAATTGTGCTCATGGAAAGGGCATTCGGTTCATTCGCGAAGAATTGAAGTTTTTTGCGAAGACAAATATCGACATGAAAGATGGTGCGATTTTTAAATCGGTTATCTTGACGAACGCGGACAAATTAACGATCGACGCACAATCCGCATTACGACGATGTATTGAACTATTCAGTTCTTCCACGCGATTCTTTATTGTAGTTGAAAATAAAGATAGTCTATTGAAACCTATTCTTTCGCGATTTTGCGATATCTACATTCCGCATCCTTCTATCGAGTCGACCACGGCGACGGCCACAACCGTTAATCTTCACACATATTTAGCCGATAAGGTATGTAATACCAATAAAATAACGAAACCGAGAGAAACCAATCTATCGGAATTGATAACTATCCACCCTAGTTTTTTACGACGGACTATTACAGCCTCGGCGGGAGCATGTGATCCAGAATCAGAAGAAACATATTCATGTAAAGACTATGAAAAAATTCTCGATTTATCCGTTTCGCTATACGAACAAGGATATTGCGGTCTTGATATTATCGATTTTATTCATAAACATCCAAATATTCACGATATTCGCAGATATGAAATGTTGATCATGTTCGATAAGGTTCGTAAAGAGTTTAGAAATGAAAAGTTGTTACTCTTTTATTTTCTTCATTTTATTGTATTTCGTTGTAATCTGAGTTTAGAAAATATTTCGTTTATGTAAGGTCAGTATTGATTTTAGGCTTACTACCGGCGCGATGGATGATTATTCGGTTACTTCTCTATATGAATCAAAGAATGAATGGGCGTCTCGGCTCGTGAATATTCTGACACCACTTATTCAAGAAGGTATACGCTCTATTTTTGATGAAGCTGTGAAATTGTGTGTTGGAAACAAAGAACAAGACAAGTATTTGATGACGTTTCAGAATCTTCTCTCGAGAGTGCCGAAATGGAACCCAAATATTATTAAGGAAGAGACGGCGCGAATAAAGGAACGTAGCACATGCGGATATTTAGAAGATTTGATAACATGTGTTCATATCATCCATTTGAAGTGTATGACAGTGATGCGTGTTGGAAATAAACAGAAGAAAGTCGATATCAAGATTCCGCAATTAGCTGACTTTATTCATAAAATTTACGTGAATACCGCACGAAAAGTATATTCCAACGTCTATATTTTCGAGAGAGGAATTCAGCCGCTTCATACACAGCGCAACAATCGCGAATTTGAGATTATTGTCAAGGAGTGTATCTATAATACGATTCGCGACAATATACCGGTAGAGGAACTGATTAAGATGTATTTGGAAGATACGATCGAAGACGTAGTAGAAGTTACCGAAAATGAGGAGGTGATTCAGCAAGAGCCGATTATCTCGGAAGAGGACGCCAATCTCTCGGCGAGGCGGCGTCAACATCATGGAAGCACACGTCGAAGACGCCATCGCGATCGGGTAGGTGGTGGCGCCGACGGTGATGGGGGCGACGGTAATGGCGCCAACGGTGATGGTGGTGGTGTGACGCCTACAATCGACCAGCTTGACTTCGTAGGTGAATTAAATGGCAGTTCTAATCTCTCGAATGGTTCGACATCAATAACAAATGGCGGTGATAGCGGCAGCGGCAGCGGCAGCGGCAGCAGCGGCGGTAGCGGCATTTCGTTCGGAGAGAATGAGGTGCGAACCTTTGAAACGGACTCTTCTGAGAGAAAGAACGAATATATAACACATGACGACAGCTACGGCGATGACGCGGATGACGATGAAGGCGATTCAGGACGATTAAAGATTGGCGGAGATATTCGGTTGGATACACTCGATATTCATACGTTAAATGAGATACAGGAACTCAACGCACCGCCTTTATTAGATGATATTGAGGTATTGGCGTAAGCGTAAGCGTAAGCACACCACTTATAAAAAATAGCCATATATTACAAACATGGCCGACGGCGACGAAGAAGAAAACAAATGGTATAACAATATATTTATTATCGATTTACTCATTTTCATTTTCTCTTTTGTATTTTTAGCAATCGCAGGTCTTATATTTTATGTTTGTTATCCACCGGTAATAATGGCGTTCCAGACATCGTAGCGGCGGGTTAGCGTGGCGACGCGTATAAAAACCAATAAATAATTGAAATTGTATGTATATACGTGTTTTATATACATTCATATTCGTAAGCACCATCATATATGTTCAACACTACAAAATTAGCAATCATCGGCGCATCTGTCGCTATCGTATATTTTTTATTGAAATTCATAGAAATGCGATTTGTCGACGCTGATAACCAAAAACCGGTGAAGGTCCTTATCCGTGATTCGATCGTGGTTTGTGTGTCATCGATTTTAGCAGTATTTGTTTTGAATCAGTTTGAGAATATTAGCAGCGGTGGCGGTGGCAGCAGCAGCGGCAACGGTGGCGGTGCGCCGGCTGTATTTGTGGATACACCCGGATTTTAATCCAAATGAAGTTCTTCTTTCACGTGTTCTTCATGACCTTTTATCATAATACCATGCTCATGATAATGTTTTCCAACTTGGTTCAAGTTTGATAACATCAGCCGCCATGCCGTTGTATACGAATGTTCAACGTATTTCAAACCCGCGGAGCTGGCCCACTTCACACAAAATCTGCGAACATATGGTGCCGCAATTGCGTTCTTATATTGCGGCATCGACGGAAACAGATGATGCTCGATTTGGAAATTAAGATACCCCATAATCCATGTTACAAGCTGTGATTTAGTAGAAATGTTTACTGTGTGATCTAATGCGTATTCAAACCACAAGAGATGTTTGTCTTCCGGAATTACATCGGTGAATGTATGTGAAAGAGAGAAGTGACCGAATAAATAGATGAAATTCCAGAAATTCACGACCATCAAGAGGAAATAACACCATAATACGCCGCCTCTACTTGCTCCACCAGAATAGAAAATGAGGGGCAACGAGAGATGAGAACATGTCATACATACCGCTTCAAAGGCGGTTTCGATATATACTTCTCTCGATTTTGCCGAATATAATCGTTGAAAAACCTTTTTTGGGTGAAGGTAATACGTCCAAAATAGATGGACGATGATTCCATTGACGATAGGCAAAAACGTCCATGCTTGAAAACGCATCCACCACCGGTTCATAAACCGCGATGCTGTTTTCCCATTCGTATTTTCTTCAAATGCGCGATTGAAAAAAGCAACAAGTGGCGTTGTATCTAGATCGATGTCATGTTTGATTTTCTGGGGTGTAGCGTGGTGTTTTTGATGCATTGTATTCCATACCGATGAACTTACGCCGCCTCCAAATCCCATCATGAACGTTTGTATCGCGCGATCAACCCTGCGTGATCCAGTAAAACTAAGATGACCACATTCATGTTGGACCCAGCCACAGCGGGTTTTAAATGCGATGAACGAGAGAATCGACGCATAAATGTTATAAGAAGCAAGCCATGTTCCTAGACCGAAATAAAAAGCAATTTCTAATAATCGAAAATAGACATGAATATAATCAGGTTCAAAGCATCCTTGTTCGATGAGTGTGGCGCGCATCTCTCGAAAATCCGCCGTCATTTCTTTTTGGCGAGGCGTGAGTTCTTCAAGTGTTTGAATTGGAGTCGTGTCAGATGAATCAGTATAACGCGGGAGTGATAGCAGCATCTTTTTCGCTTTAGATGACCGATGATGAAACTCGTTAAATACCTCGGTCGCATCCGCAGAATTCTTCGCGTAGTTGATGATATTTCCACCGGGGTGTTTGAATTCGGTGATGTCGTAGGTTACACCGTCGATCGTTATTGTATCGCGTGTCATTTATATATACAATCTCAATATATAAATAACGTACTTTATGTTATAATTCAAATACTTATTTACTGTGTAATACCATAAACATAAAGATAAAATTGAATCGTTATGTTTATATTACGATAAAGCATCATCACATTACGATACATTATCTAAATGTCTTCTGCCGCCTCTACTGCTGCCGTCGTTGCCCCTGAACATGTTACCGTGAATGTTCATTTGGAGGGCGTCTCTCCTTCTAAAAAGGACGAAGAATATTGGCCTCTTACTTTGGATGCGGTGCGTTACTGCTACTTGGGTTACATGAACGACAGATTGTCGGAAGACATGATTCGCGATGGAATGCGTGCGATTATTCGCGTCGGTCAATTACCCGAAATCCAACAGAAAAAAATCAGCGTGTGGAAATATCTTTCGAATTACAGTCCTCCAGGTGATCGTGGATTCATGTTCAGTTATGGCGATGATCGGATTGTTACGCTCGTTGGTGAACATATGGAAACTGGACATTCTGGTGCGAGTATGGGATGGACGATGCGTAATATCGAGTTTATCGCAAAGAATGGAGTTCCTGCTCATCGAGAGATGTTTCTGAATAAGAATAAATAGGTAACGTATCCACATTCATCATAATATGCGTATTTTTACCGTCTTTCAAGAACTTCGCCGCAAGTGCTGCGTGTTTTTTGTATTTTTTATACGTAATCTTGTATTCGTCGAAGAGCGGATCATGGATTTCATTCGCGGGAATATGATTATGAACCGAACGAGAGATCATCTTATACAGTTTGAAATCCGGATATCTCTCTTCACCGCTTGATTTGTAGAGGACGTTTCGCCCCTTGTCGTCGGTTGTCCACTTTACAACTAACTTAATGATCGGGTCTGATTTACACAATTTATCTACTTTGCGCAGGTCATAAATGAAATAGTCGAAAAGCGCGCAGGCAAAACGGCATAAATCGAAACTATAATTTGGTTCGACTGTTGGTTTGTCTGGATTGTAATACGGTGGGAAATTGTATTGGGTGGCCGCGTCACCTTTCGGATGATAACTATCACTACATATAAGCTCTCCGTTGAATTTGTAGATCGCGCGGCCAAAATCGATGATCTTGAATATACGTCCATACGTTGGAACCTTGTAAAACTGGTCTTCGTAGAGATAGTAAATGAACTCTTCTGTAGTCTCGATGAACATGATGTTATTTGTGTGAAGATCGTTGTGTGTGAATGCGAACATCTTTTGATAAATGACCAGCGTCATGATGACTTGAAACAGGAGTGAAGTCCATTCTTCTTTTGTTAACTCGTCTCGCATCATAATATGGTCGAGTGTGCTCACGCATTTTTCAAGTAAAATTGCTTGGATTGGAAAGTCTTTGATTTTTACGATGATCTGTTCGTCATCGCTGTAATCTGTATAGGATGTCATGTCGCTGTTTTCTGTTGTTGTATCTGTTTCATGTGTTCCGTCATCACAGTCACTTTCGTTCGATTCAGTATTGTCATCGTCGACGTTATTGTTTTCACTTTTGGTATTTTTTGCGTCGTCGTCATCGTCATCGTCATCGTCAATCGTCGTATACGATGAATTTGACTGAGATGTATCGCTTTCGCTGTCGCTGTCATCATTACCGTCGTCGTCACCTTTTCGTTTACTTTCGCTCATATTATTTCCGTTTGTTGCGTTCTTTATCTTTGTTTCCAGCACGTCTTGATGTTGTTGTTCTTCACTTCTTGATTCAAAACTATCAACATTTATTTCTACGACATCGAGAGATGCTGCTTCCAACGACGACGGCGGCGGCGATGACTGTATAACCGTTGGTTCAAAATCAAATACATCATCTTCTAGAATCGATATAGGTTTATTCAATACAGGATTCAACTTATTACGGAGTTTCAACCATTTATGATCACGCATACTCGATTCATCATCTCCGAACTGCGAGTAATCGATCGTAAAACGTTCATTTTCGTATGTATTAAAAAAGGAACAGTCAGCCAAATAGTCTATATCGTCGAATACATTCGTTGAAAATTCGCGTTGTTTACATAGATAACTTCCATAATAGTCTAATCCATGAACAATACCATGTGTATGAAGAGTGCGACTTGTCAAATACGAGAAAAATCCATCAACATAGGATGAATTATTCGTATTCAGCATTTTTTCTTCACAGTTTTCCGGTGTTGAATTGTATCTAGGAAGTGACGATTTTGCCGCCATCCCCGCCAACGGTTCATATTTACCAGATAAATAACGAATGGGGTCCAATAGAGGCGAGTATTTTACAAATATAGGAACATTCGTTGTATTTCCAGCGTCATCTCCGATTACAGTTTCTAAATGGTTTAGAGATGTAGTAGACAGATTGTCATTGCGGATTGTTTCTCCCATGATTTGTCTAGGATGTTCAATAACATTTTGTAGATAATACTTTTGGTTCAACTGAATCCCGTTGTAATTGGTTTCGTTGATACAAAAAAATCTAGAATATATCGGTATATAATTTTGAATATCATACAATAGCGCCGAGTCAATCCTGTCTGGTGTATATTTATGTTTTCGGTAGTGTAGTTGAAATTTCGATGTAGTGGTTCTCATTTTATTCCTAAAATACAATAATAATATGATTGTTCGATAGAAGTTTTATATCGGTTTTAAACGGGCGGCGTATATGGTCGCATTCATGATTCGTATAAACCCTCGCAAAAAAATATACGTTGTCTGTATCAACAAAGGTATAGCAGATGAATTTAGAGCTCGCGAAATTCGATATGAAGGCAATCAGCTTTCGCCCCGATGAAAATAAGGGTCCCGTTATCGTGCTCATCGGGCGTCGTGATACCGGTAAAAGTTTCCTCGTTCAGGACTTGATGTTTCACCACCAAGATATTCCGATTGGAACCGTCATCTCCGGAACGGAGGCGGGCAACGGCTTTTTCGCCGCCCATGTGCCAAAACTATTCATCCATGATGCGTATAATACCGCCATTATTGAGAATATTCTCAAGCGCCAAAAAGCAGTCCTAAAACAAGTCAAAAAGGAAATGGATACATATAAAAAGTCATCCATTGATCCAAGGACGTTCGTTGTTTTGGATGATTGCTTGTATGATAACAAATGGACGAAGGACGTGATGATGCGCCTCCTCTTCATGAACGGCCGTCATTGGAAGATCATGTTAGTCATCACAATGCAATATCCATTGGGTATCCCGCCGAATCTCCGCACGAATATCGACTATGTTTTTATTCTCCGCGAGCCATATATTGCGAATCGTAAGCGAATCTACGACAATTATGCGGGTATGTTCCCCACTTTTGAGAGCTTTTGTCAGGTCATGGATCAGTGCACCGAGAATTATGAGTGTCTGGTCATCAATAATAACGCAAAATCGAACAAATTACAAGACCAAATCTTCTGGTATAAGGCACAACAGCACGGGCCATTCAAGCTCGGCAGTAAGGAGTTCTGGGAAATATCGAAGAATCTCGGTTCTGATGATGAAGGCGAGCAGTCGTATGACCCTAATGCTGCGAAAAATAGCAAGGGACCGAAGATAAATGTGAAGAAGAGTAAGTGGTGAGGGAAAGTTGCTTTACATTTGGGTGTATAAAGATAGCGAAATTAGCATTTCAACCCAATTTATGAAATCTTGCTCTCGGCGATATGAGAGCAAGATTTCAGTCTAACTAGTTTTCGAATATTGGTTTCGCATATTTATTTTCGCATCGCGAAAACAACTTAAAGACATCCGTCTATACATAGTATAACATACGCTCACAACGATGTCCTCCGCTTCTTCTGCCTCCACTGCTTCTTCGGCAACCCTCAACATTGTTGAACTCATCGAGAAAAACCCGATTACAAGGTTGTCACAACAATACAACAATCTTCTCATTGCGAAACTTCAAGAAAACTTCAGCACATTCGAACAGCAATTGTTTGTTGCTAGCTTTTATTGTTACCTCAATTATGATAAGAATACCGATTTTGTAGTTGATTTAGATCACGTTTGGAAATGGTTAGGATTTAGTCAAAAGGCGCACGTAAAACCGATGGTTGAAGCCAACTTCAAACTTGATATTGATTATAAAATTGTCACTTCATCCGAAACAGATGAAGACCAACTACCTCATTCACCAAACAAATCCGGTTCCGACAAACCCAAAAAACATGGCGGCCACAACAAGCAGACCATCAAACTCACCATCCGATGCTTCAAACTTCTCTGCCTGAAAGCACAGACCAAGAAAGCCGGTGAAATCCACGAGTACTACGTGAAAATGGAAGAAACACTCCACCAAATCCTTGACACTGAGACAAGCGAACTCCGCGCCCAACTCGAACAAACAAACGCGCAACTCAACCAAGCCACCATCACCCTCACCCAAGAAAAGAAACGCGCAGTCGAGAAAACCCTCATCAGCCAGTTCCCAGTTAACACCGAGTGTATTTATTTCGGCACCATCGACAACACCAACGCCGAAAATGAGAAACTCATCAAGTTTGGCCACACCAACAACCTCGCCACCCGCGTTGCCGACCACCATAAGAAATACACGAACTTCATCCTCGCCGCAGCATTTAGAGTCCATAACAAAGTCGAAATCGAGAACCACATTAAAGCACATCCGAAAATCAAACGCCAACTTCGCACGATTGAAGTCGCCGGTAAAAACAAAACCGAAATCATCGCATATGACAACACAAATTTTACAATCGCCCGCTTGACAAAACATATTGAGGATATTATTCACGCTAGGATGTATAATATGGAAAATTTCAACAAACTGCTTCAACGCAATGAAGAATTGGAAGCCGAAAATGCGAAGCTTGCTAACGACCTCGAATCGAAAAAAAAGACCATCCACGACCTCACACTCGCCAATAATGAACTCAACGAGAAGATCGCGCAACAATCCCAAACACTTCAAGTCGTCGCAAGCGAAAATGAATCTCCCTTCACCCAGCACATTCTTCTCCCCGAAAATGAAATGACGAAAAAGTTCGACGAGTTCGTCGCGACATGCTGTATCGTGCGTCCCGATGTCGAAGAAGAATCCGTAAATCTTGAAGGACGATTCCGTCTATGGTCGCATACGAAACCAGCGAAAGAAACCTTCCACGCGTTAAAACATTATTTGGATGTCCGATTCAAACCCAAGCGTATCCAAAATATTCATGGCTACCAAGGTATCAAATTGAAAACGGTGGAATATAAGAAAATGATTTCAAATCCCGCTGAAAACCCAGAGCAATATAATGTCGAGACCTTTTTATTCGAATGCTGTAAATTCTCCGACACAGGCAAAATTCTGAATACTGTATTATTAAAGGAATATCAAAAATGGAAACTTAGTATAGGGAAGACGGTAAGTGAAAATGACATGAAGAACCTGAAAACCTACCTAAATGCGTGCCCGAATTCTCTAAAAGCGACGGTGTGGAGTGAAAATTGCGGCAATGAAGGGTTTTACGGTCTCGAACTGAAAAAAAGTTATTACGAGATGACACAAGCCGTTATTCAAGGACAGGCGAATCCGGTGATTAGCGTCCAAATTTCAACCACCGGTAAGAAAGTCGAGAAACGCCTTGTCAATTCAAACCAAGTCTTGAAGACATGGGATACAATCGCCAAAGCAGCTGCTGCCGAAGGCTTCTCCGCCGCCAAAATGAGTCGAAGTGTCAAAGACAAAACAGTTTTTAATGATTATTATTACTGTGTCGCGCAGTCCGTCTAAGTAACGAATTCACACGACTAGTAATAATAAACAATTTAATCTTCGAATTATAATAAATAATAAATAATATTATCCTATAATATAATTCATTATTCATTCTTACATGAGAACTCTTCAATTTACACACCCGAAGACCATGTCTTCTACCGATTTTTCTGCCTCATCTGCTGAAGCAAAGAATTCATCTCTTAGTTTTGGTGGCGGCTACAGCCAGTCTAGTGGTTGGAACGCCAATGTTACATTTACCAAGAAATGGTAGATAAAATAATTTAGAATATAATAAGCATACGACATTATTATTACTGTATATCCCAGTAGTAATAATGACCTTTGTTTTCATTTCGATTATTCAAATACTAATCAACGTTATCCATCTCCTTCGCCTCCGGCGCGCCCGATGAGGACAGCCGCGACAATCCGTGGTCGCTATTTTTATCCATAACGACATCATCGCTCTCGAAAAGCTCCTTACGCATCTCCTCAACAGTCATCGAGAGAGACGATGAATCATCACCGTCATTCCAAATACCGCCACCAACGCTCTCTCTCGCATCGCTGCTCGCACTTCCGCCTTCACCCACCATGTCCTTCGGCTTCGCATCCACCAACGTCTCGCCGTCCTTCGCCAACATCTGCGTGAGTTTGTTGCCACTCTCCTTCGCCAGCTTGATATTCTCTTGAATCGCCTTCGCCTTCGTCTCCTTGACACGCTTATCAAACTCGGTCTTCGCCTGCTCTTCATTCTTCTTCTTCTCCGCCATCAACTGGTTCAAGGTCTCCTCCATGTATTCGACGCGACCGGTCTTATACGCGTCAGGGTGAAACGGCACCCACATACCGACAGGACCAACGAACACGTCATGGTTCGGATCCACCTCGCGCAACATCTGACAACGCAACTCCGCCTCCTTCTGAGAGCCAAAAACGCCGCGCACCTTCAACCCGCGAACCGATGTCTGGAAGTTATGCTTTTCGTTGAATTCAGCTTCAAGGTCGTCCTCATGCTTGTCCAGAAAAGTCTTGTATTCATCGTAGATATTTGTTTTTTGAAGGATATCTTTCTCTTCTTTAGCAAATTCCTGAAAATCAGCGGACAACTTGTCGAAACTTACATGATACTTAAATGAAACGAAATTAAGGAACTGAATAAACTTCTCCATCGACTTCTGATAGTCCCAATAATGAAGGAACTTCTCAAAGAAGAAATGGTCTTTCTGCTTCAAAATGTGTTCCGGTGAAACGAAAGAGAGGCATGCGAATTTCTGTCCAGCAATCGGTTTATCCTCCTCAAGAAGATCGATGTATTTCGGATTTACGTCACCAGTTTTAGTTTGTTTTAATTCAACGCCGGATGGTGGGATAGTCGGTTGCGATGACATGTTTCAACGAGTTCTGGAATTATAATATAGTATGACATAGTTGTTTAAGTGTTTTAACGCATTTGTTTTCCACGTTTATTTAATGAATGATTGGCGAAAATAGACCGACATCGCCAATATTAATTTCTTATCAGTATTTATAATAAATCATCCAAATGTCCGGTGTTTTTGATTTAGGCGAACTCGTGAAGAGAACTATTAAGTATTTGGTGGAAGGTGTCATGGTCGCCATCGCCGCCTACGCCATCCCTAAACGCAGCCTTTCTTTCGATGAGGTCGCGTTGATCGCTCTTACTGCCGCTGCTACTTTCAGCATTCTGGATACCTATGTCCCAAGCATTGCTGTTTCTGCGAGAACCGGTGCTGGCTTCGGTATCGGTGCCAACCTCGTCGGTTTCCCCACCCCTCTTCGCGTATAAATAACGTCCCGTCCCGTCCCGTCCCGTCGCACGCCGCGGATGCGCCAATTCGCACATATAATATATGCTTCAAGTAGTATATATTATAAGAATGATTGTAATACCCGAATGGAATGAATTTCGGAAATGGATCGGGCTGCCTCCGCCTAAAAAAGAAAGCGGTGCTGTGATGGAATTACGTGAAAGATTTAGTAACTATCATTACAAGATTGTAGAACGAGATCCCGACAATTTTCGCATCTTTGTCGCATTATTGATTACCTATATTATTGTTCTTCTCGTCCAACCCACACGTTACTATTGGTGGTATCCATCTTTCAATCTCTCAATACCTGGAATCGGAAAGGCATTTCCAGACAGCCGCGATGAAGTGAATATCGTTGTCACCGAATATATTATGAAGCGTATGCCAAGCGACGTCGCATTCTTTCGCATGACCGACATGAATCCCGCAGCCGCTTTTACGAATGTAATCAAACCCGACGAAATGAGTGTTGAAGAGATGGACAAAATCATGACAAGCAGTCGTGTGATGTTTGTTACTAAATTGTTGAAATGGAAATACAACCGCGCGCGCCCCGCACAAATCGCGCCTGAACTCATCAACGAAAAAAATGGAACGCTACTTCATTCCGACTCCGCGGCAACACCCGCATACCCATCAGGTCACGCAGTTCAGGCGTATTATTTAGCAAAAATACTTGCTCGACGATTTCCGGCGAAAACACAGGCCGTGATGGAGATTGCGACGAAATGCGCGAATATTCGAATTATGGCGGGGCTACACTATCCGAGTGATCGTGATTTTGGGTGGTGGGTAGTAGATCGATATTTAACGGATGACTGATGATTAGGCTTAGCGGCGCGGGGGCGGCGGAGGCCTCTTTTTCACCAGATCGGTCATCATTTTTTCGTAATTTACGTCTTGTTTTTCGATATCACTATATCCCGGACGCTGGATCACGCAAATCGGTGTAATCAAATACCATCTATCCACGCGTTGAAGACGTTTCCAATACATATCACAAGCAAATTCCGGTTTGTTTTCCGGATTAGAAGTAAGACCGGTGAGAGCTTCTTCAAAATTCTGGATCAACGTGTCATAATACCGACTACATACGAGGTAACACGTGGCGACTTGACAATTCGCAACCCGGGG